ATCTTGTGTACTAGCCATCCGTAAATATTTTGTTGCTGCGCCCAATCAATCTTGTCCTGACGTAATGCCCACGCACTGGTGAACTTGTAGTCCACGATTTCAACTTCGTTGCCATCGATCTTTTGTAAATCAATTTGACCTGACAGCGTGACGCCATCTACTTCGATATACAAACGCTCTTCATTGATATGACCCGGAACCTCAGAACGCTCCGCTACAACGTGCAGGGCGCTCCCTAACAGGCTCCAAAGCATGTCTGCTACATCTGATTCAATCTCTTCATGGTGACGCGCTCTTAGACGCTGTATGCGGGGCGGCGACATGATTTCAGTAACACTGTAATCACTCTTGCCTTTAGAATAGAACTGGCGGTTCGCTAATGCCTCAAGAGTTTCAGGAACTCCAAACTTATTTGTGACCTTCATATAGCCTCCGATGGATAGGAACGTTCATGCTAATGCAACTTTGGTATCGATGCAAGTGCTAACGCTAAATATATTAGGAGAGCCTTGCTCAAAGGCCAACAGTAGACGTTTGGTCATGTTTGGTAGACGCCCTGCAAGTATTAAATCAAGTAAAGCGCTGGCTTATGTTGATGCGTTTAAACATCAAGCTGGCGCCGCGCTGACGGGACAAGCGCTTTACGAAGGCGATCTCACAATCGTGATACGTATCTGGTACGCATCGAAGCGACCCGATCTGGATGAAAGTTTAATCTTGGATTGCTTGCAAGGGATTGCATATGAGAACGATAGGCAAGTAAAAGAGAAACACATCTACTGGATGGGCGTAGACAAAACAAACCCACGTTGCGAGATAGAAATAGAAAAAAGAAAAGCCACTTTATAAGTGGCTTTTCCGCACCGGGGAAGTGCTTCGGCAGGAGGCTTAATCATGTCGATAACGTGATTGTACCGTTCGTATAAGTGTTGTCAAGCAAATTCATTTCAGTATAATCCGCAGTGATCATTTAATTGGTGTCTCCTCCTTTCGGGGCGTTTAAACTAACGCCCCATTTTTTTTTGCGGAGACTCTTGCGTTCGTTATTAAACCGGGCGTAGACTGAACTTCTGGTTTGGTGGACGATGAAAAACGGTAGCGCCATTCCATGCATACCCTCACTACGGTTAGCACATGAAACAGGGGAACGGATGGCGAAGCCAGAATCCGTTGTGCGTAAAGTCTGGCGGGTCGTGTCCGGCTCCAGTGGGCATGTGAAGGCAGACGTGGTTTAAGGCTAGGTCTGCCCTCACCAGAGGGCATTAATACGAAAACGTTTACGTAATATAGAAAACGTATACGTTATTAAGGATGTTATGGGTAAAACAACAAAACGCAGTCGTGATTGGGAACATGAGTACCAACTGCAACTTAAGCGAGGCGATGACAAAGGTCAGATCGAACGCCAACGTGCGAGACGAATGCTAGACAAGGAGGGTGTTAGTCGTGCAGGAAAAAACATAGATCACATCAAACCGATTTCAAAAGGGGGTTTGTCAACCAAAGGTAATCTCAGGCTGAGATCGCCAAGGGCAAACAAATCGGATAATAAAAAGTAGTTTGTAGGGGGCTTAAATGAATGTCGAAGAGTACGTCTCTTCGCTGCGCGTAGATTCTCATTTACGGGCGCAGTGTCCTGTCTGTTCTCCTGAACGGCGTAAACATAATCTCAAAGAACTTAGCATCGACTTAAAAGGCGATCGTTGGGTTTTCCATTGCCATCACTGTCAGGTGAGCGGCGCAGTTCCAGTTCAAAAAAAACAACGTATATACGTACCGGAGAAAGTAATGTCCATTAGTCCTGAAATCGACTTTTTAAAACCATCTCATTACAACTTTCTAGCTTCACGCGGCATCAGCAAAGAGATCGCAGATTCAGCTCAATTATTCTCCGCCGAAAAATACTTTGCTCGTTTAAACAAGAAGACTTCAGCGATTGGTTTTCCGTATTACAAGGGCGGCAAGATGATCGCCGCCAAGTATCGATCGATTGAAAGTAAAGACTTTACTCAGGACACGGGTGGCGCCAATGAGTTTTTTGGAATCGATCGTATAGACGTGACGCAGCCTGTAGTGATTGTCGAGGGCGAGATCGATGCGTTGACGCTCATGCAATGCGGCATCTCTAACGTGTTGAGCGTTCCCGGCGGTGCGCCTATGAAGGTCAGCGATGGAAAAATAGACGCAAGCGAGGACAAGAAGTTTGCTTTTGTCTGGTCAGCGTTTGAACTCTTGCAAAAAATACCAAGTGTGATTATTGCAACCGATACAGACGCGCCGGGTCAGGCGCTCGCAGAGGAACTTGCCAGAAGAATCGGTAAGGACAAATGCAAAATCGCTAAGTTTGAATACAAAGATTTGAACGAAGCGTTTCTTGCGGACGGTGCGGACAAAGTAAAAGAAATCATTTTAGGCGCTGAACCATACCCAGTAGCGGGACTTTCGACAGCCAGCAAGTTTCAAGAACGTTTAAACGACCTATGGGGTAAAGGCACAGGCAGCGGTGAATCAACCGGATACTCAAACGTAGATGAAATTTATACGGTTGCACAAGGACAGCTTACGATCGTGACCGGATACCCCAGTTCCGGTAAATCTAATTTTGTGGATCAACTTATGGTCAATCTTGCGAGAAGAAGCGATTGGAAGTTCGCTATCTGTTCGTTTGAGAATCAGCCAGAAATCCACATCTCTAGGTTAATGGAAATTTATAAAGAAAAACGTTTTTTTGATGGCAACAACCGAATGACCGAGGGCGAAAAGAACGAGGCGTTTAAATGGGTTGAGGATCATTTTTTGTTTTTGGATTCAGAAGGCGCAGAACCCAGTTCAATCGAAAGCATTCTTGAACGTGCGCGTGTCGCGGTTGCGAGGACGGGGATACGTGGTCTGGTTGTTGATCCCTACAACTACATTGAGAACAAGGGTGGCGCAGCAGAGCATGAGTTTATAAGTGCCATGCTAACGCGCATACAGGCTTTTGCAAAGGCTTACGGGGTGCATATATGGTTCGTGGCTCACCCAAGTAAAATAACACGCTCAGGCATGGATTTGCCAAGACCAGATGGCATGGCGATTTCAGGTTCAATGGCGTGGTGGGCGAAGGCCGATTGCGGTATCACTGTTCACAGGGGGGAAGGGTCCAACGTTGAGATAGCGGTTTGGAAGTGTCGCTTTCGTTGGATCGGCACACAAGGGGAAACGTTGTTGGGGTACAACAAAACAACGGGTACGTACTTTGAGGCGATCGATGCGTTCTAGCTCACTGGATGAGCCAGTTGTTTAAACGATTAATGAACGCATACTTAGTTTCATGATGCAGGTCATGCAAAAAAACGCTTTACGCAAGTTAGAGGAAAGGCAAACGTGCGGGGAATTCCCACGCAAAAAAAAGCCCCGCCCGAAGGCGAGACAAACTAGTGTCAAAAAAAGTCAATGCAGCGCCTCTCCATCTTCGCGAACGGTCACTGAAATCTTCTGCGTCTCGTACTGATTGGAAACCACGAAGCACGTGTACTGCATAAGTGCATCGTAGTTTAAACCGGTAGAGGCACCGACATCGCCTAAGCAAACTGTCAGCGCCTTTACTACAAGGTCAAGCTCTTGACCCTGTAGTTGATTTTGAATCCTGCGAACCAACTCATCGAGTTCCATGATCACCTCACTTGGCTTAAGAGTTTACCGAACGCTGCGCTCGCAAGTTCTTCAGCCTTGAACACGTTGGCCGATACCTTGAAGCATGTCTCGACTTGAGTATGCCCGATGCCGATTGCGATCAGCTTGATGCCTTGCTTATCTGCAATGGACTGCAAATGCTTTGCATGGTCTTCGTTGTATCCTGCTGCGTCTGTGATCAAGAACAAAACCTTGCGGTGTTCTTCGCGCTGCGACAGTTCGTTCAGCGCAGTGTACAGAGAACCATAATCTGGAGTGCAACCCTGCGCCCACTTGTGAATTGATCCCAACTTTGCGGAGGCTTTTTGGATCGATTCTTTCCACTGTTTAAACGGTATGAACACTGGAAGGTCAGTTAAGATCGAAACGGTTTCGCTCGTGTTCGCACCCGTTGGGCTGATATAACCCCTCGTGTCATCACCGTAAAATCCGTTGATCGTGAACGACACCTTCGCCTTGTCGAGCAAACGTGCAAGTTGAACGGCGATCTCTTCAGCGACATCGATCCGGCGTTGCGTGGCTGACAGGTCGTGATCCATCGATTGAGAACAATCGATCAGGACTGACACAGCGCTCGTCTCCGCTTCGCTGAGTTGACGGCGGGAGAACACCGCTGTGCTACCCGTTGCAAAGCGCGTAAAGGCTCTACGATCAACGCGCCCGCTCTCTTCATGGGTAGACCAAGATACGAGGTCGATCGAACGAAGCAAACGCAAGAGCGCTGAACGCGTGGCGCCTAGTCCTGCGGGTTGGTTGTTGTACTGAAGCGCAAAGTGGTTGGCGCATTCTGCTTGGTTTAATGTACGTTGTATTCTCATGATTACTCCCAGTCGAATGTTGCTATTTGAATTTTCCCGACCGCAGGGCGGTCACCGTTTTTGTCTGCTGCGCACTTCACTTGCTCAAGTTCTTTATTGATGAAGTCGGTTGGTTCGACAGGTCTGCCCCCGGTCCAATCGGTTGGGTTGCCGCCACGTTGATCGCTAGGTTCACGGTTGGTCTGTTCGCCTTGCGTCTCTTCGTTCTCGCCCTGCTGACCTTCGCCTTCGTTCTCGCCTTCGCCTTCCTGTCCCTCGCTCTCCTGCTCTTCACCTTGCTGACCTTCGCCCTCGCTTTGACCCTCGCCCTGACCTTCACCTTCTTGTGGTTCCTGTGATTCCTGTTGTTCAGGATTTGGTTCAGGCTCTTTCGGTTTGCTGTCCTGTTCTTTCAATCGCTTGAACAATTCAATCGCAATCTCGCAGATAGTTCGGGTGTCCTTTGCGCGGTGCGCCTCACGCAACGCCCAGTGCAGATGTTCAGCGTAAGGCGAAGCGTCAACGATGCTAGGCGCCTTGATGTTGTACCCGTTTAAACGGCGCCCCTCGATCGCTAACAGAAACGGGATGTTGCGTTTGTCATCCGGGCTAACGTACCCGTCTCTATCAAGAATTGAATTGACCAAGTTCTCGAAGAGCGCTGCTGCGTTCGGGGCATACTTTGATTTGATCACGCGCCGCTCGATGCGTGGGTCTTCGAGGCCGTTAATCAGTTGATGCACAAACTGACCATGCTGTCTCGCAGCGATGTCCCACTCGATGTTGCTCGTGAACCATGCGTGACCCAGTTCATGTAGCGCATACCCGATTAAGTTGGTGAACGTGCGGTTGTCGATCTCAGCGTTTTCATCGACAGCCGGAAAGACAACCGTTGCCTTAACGCCCTCGCTATCTTTCTTGAACGCGATTGCAGCGGTGCTGCCTGTCCACTTGAACGAAAGCGAACTGAACTTATTGCCAGACGCTGCGAAGATTCTTTCGAGCGTGGATTCAACGCCACGCTTTGCATTGAGAACTAACATGATTACCTCACAAGAGATTGTGTAAACGCTGCAACGTCAACCGCAGCGGTGAAAACTCCACGCAGTTCCGGTTCGCAGTCTGCGGGGAACTTATTGATGATTGCGTTCTCGAAAGCGATCTGAACTGGGATGCCCTTGCGCACTGAACGTGACCACGCAAACAGTTGACGCAGTGAAGGTGGCTGTGTCAGCAAACCTGAACGCGCCTTCTCACGCGCCACGTTCGCAAACCGAACCAGTACAACAGCCGCATCGATTGGCAGACCAGTACGTGTTGCAATCAGGTTGGCCTCTGCATGAGCGGGCAAGTATTCAAACCGCAAAGTGAAACCAAACCGATCGAGGAACGCCGTGTTCTGATCACGCACTCCTGCGAAGTTCCCACTGTGATCGCCGTGACCGTTCGAGTTATCCGCGCCGAAGAACACCACGTGACTTGCGACAGGGATGCGCTCGCCTGTCTCGCTGATCACGATCGAACGGTGAGGCGAACGCTCGCACAACGCATGCAGGACAGCGAGATTCTGCGCACGGGCAAAACCGATTTCATCAAGTAGCACAATCGCGCCGGGATGTTGAATCGCTTGCGTGATGATGCCGGGCTTCCATACAACCGAGCCTTGATCGATCGTGTTGCCGCCGATGAAGTCGGCACGTTCGAGCGCCTCATCGAAGTTGACCCGGTACAGTCTGCGGCCCAACCGTGCAGCGATCTGAGAAACGAACTCTGTCTTACCTGTACCACGTTCACCCGCAAGCCAAACGTTATCGGGCAGAGGGTCATCGAGCGCGACCAAAGCTTGATGCAAGTGCTGTGGTTGGAACACGTAATCGTCAACCAACTGAGGCGCACCGGAGTCCCCCCATAGTTCAACGTTTAAACTGCTGAAGTCGATGGTTTCATCACCGCTGAGATACTGGCAAGCGGCAACACCGAACACATCCCCGGCTGTTGCAAGTGTTGTCGCGGGAACGGCGCGGGCAATCTCTGCGATGACTTCAGGCGCAGCGGTAGTCCTGAACTGATCGAACATGCTGCTGACTTCGTTGCGGATGTTGCGGGTGATCACGTCATAATCCACGCCTTGAATGGTTTGGATCGATGACGCGAGCGTACCGTGCAGATTAGCGCTCAGGCGTGAGAACGCATCATCTAACAGGCGCTCATGTAACGAGACACGGTTCAAGGTATCGTTCACTTGGGTGCTGAGTGATCCGACCTGAGCCACGGTGTTCACCACGTTGTTGGTTGCAGCAAGAAGTTGATCGCGTATCTCCTGCGGCACTACTGGGTTCTGAGTGACACGAACCGTGGGAGTAACACGTGCATTGCGAACTTCATCGAGGGTGACACGTCCTGCGGCGATCATGCTGATCACTTCACTAACGGCATCGGATTTGTTGGGGAATCCTGAAACGCCGAGGCCTTCAAGGGCAACGTTAAGTTGAGCGAGTGGAATCAAAGAAATTTGACGTTCGATATTCATGATGGGTAAGCCTCCCGTTGTGATTAAGATAATTTCAATGTTGTGTTGCAGTCAGGGCAGAACGGTAGGTTCAAATTGCCGTTCTTGTATGCCCATCGCGCAGACAGTCGAATCGTATAACCACAGCCGCCGCAGTCAGCTTTGAGCATGCGGGTTGATTGAGTTTTACGCAGTGCTGCAACGTTTAAACGCGAGTGCGGGTAAACGCCCAGTGAATCGATCAGCCCGGACAGGTTCGCCTTGAACTCATCCCCGGCTCTTAGTTCAGTTGGTTTCCCTTCGAGCCAAAACGAACGCGCACAGCGAACGAAAGGACCACGGTGACCGTGACCATCTGTCGCAGCGTGGGCCAGTTGTACGATCAGCACAGCCGCGACTTCGATTGGGTCATCGATCACGTGCGAGATCAGCAGTTCGTGCGTGTCATCATCACTGGCACTGGCAGACCAGTGTTCGCCGATGGCTCTGTTTAAACTGCGAGCATGCTGCGAGGGAAAAGAACAAGAAACACGGATGCGGTCCGGCAGGGTAAAACCGTTCGCGGCAAACAGCGGGCGCAATTCAGCGACCGCAGCAGTCAACCACTCTTCACGGGTAGCAAAACTATTCATGATGAAAACCTCCTAAGTGAGAAACAAGATCACGCCCAAGGCACTCGCCAACGTGCCGGGAACCATCCGCATAAACGAACGATTCACCGCAGCCGCCAATCCAATCGAGTGCGCAGATGTAAAACAGCGCGGCGAGCACAAGCGCGAGCGCCACAGTCAGAATGTGTTGCATGGTTAAGCCTCCTATTGATGACCCATCATCGCGATGATGATGACGAGGGGAGTTGAAAAGCCAACGGCGATCAGCAAGACCATCGCCAAGGTTTGAATGTGGAACATTGTTTCTTTACGTGTCATTTTGTGCATGGTGTAAGCCTCCAATAACGATGCAGGATCGCATCACTAAGCCTTACCGCGTCTAGTTCACGTCAAGGCTTAAGCTGAATCCTGAAACGACCGTATCGCGGTCAGTCGGTAGCGAACGCTCGAGGCTTTTGTCGAGTGGCGTGTCGTACGGCGTTTGGTTCGATCCCCTGAAGGGTAGGTGGGTGATCTGTAACGCCGCCACGTCTCGCGTTTGCTAGGTAGTCAATCGGGCTGTAGGACTTCCTGTCGATCCCCTGTGTGTGTAGGTGGGTGATCTGTCGTAGTCCCGATCCGATCGGGCTTTCGGCTCGCGCTAGGGTGTTTGCGAAGCACCCATCAAAGCGGTCTGTGCCATCACTTCTATATCTGTGCTGTCTCACGACAGGAAGAACAAAAGCAGTGACACGAGAACGATGCTAACACCATCGTTTAAACAATGCAACCCGACCTCGTTTGACATGCGAACGAATTTGTGCATCACGGTTTAAACGGGTACAGTCGAGTGAACGTTTATAGGGTTCTTATCATGCAGACAGAAAATGAAGTGATCGAAGCAAAACCGTTGGCAGACGAGGCTTGCAGCGAAGCAAGCGAACGCATAAGCACGAACGCGGGAGGCCTTGAAATTAGCGAAGCGATGAAGGCGGCGGTTGCTAACGTAGTAGAACCAGTAAGAAGAGATGGAAAGACATGGGGAACGAAAGACCGCAAAGCGAAGATGACGCCCAAGATGAAAGCTTTCGCTAGTAACGTGGCGCAGGGAATGTCTCCACGTGAAGCTTACGCAAAGGCCTATAACGCAAGCGGCATGAGCCATGCATCGATGATCGCCGAAGCGAACCGTTTGATGAAAGACCCGAGGATAAGTGTGTTAATGGAGACGGTTTGGGAGAGCGTCCAACAAAATATTATCGATGACGCCGTTGCCACGCGACGCAAGGTCATGTCTGACTTGCTCGCTCACGCAGACGATGAGAAGGCTCGCACTAGTGATCGACTGAAGGCGCTCGAGTTGGTAGGCCGTGCAATCGGCATGTTCACCGATAAGACCGAGACGAAGATCGAGCAAGTGGATGCAGAACAACTGAAGCGTGATCTTGATAAGCACCTCGCAACGTTTGGCAAGTCGATGCATTAGTGTCGATACAAAACGGTGTTGACCCGACACGAACGATGGTGTCGAGTCGCTACGGTTGCGCCGTGATGCGCGTGGGGTGCGGCATGTGTGACGGGCGCCCGCCTGACCCCACCCTACCCG